CTGGATGCAACATACCAAGAATGCGGCTGGTAAGGTCGTGCAAGGATTGGTGGTCAGGCGACGGGCGGAGGTGGTCAAATTCATGCAGGGTCCGGCAATTGACAACACGGGCGGATCCAGCAACGCCATGGTGGACGCGACCACGTTCTGACGGTCAGTCCAGGAGATCCTCCCCAGATGGGAACGAACTCCTGGTCGCGATCCGGGAACCATTCGTTGAGCTGGTTGTACCACTCGAGGTCCATTTACTTGCCCGCTAGCTTGAGGTCCAGGGTGTTGACCACCCGTCCATCATCGAGCACCGCATCGAGGACCTGCCCCTTGCCGATCAGCATGTCCGCCATGTCCTCCTCGATGGTGCCCTCGGCTACCAGGTTGTAGACCGTCACGCAGTCGGCATCCTGACCGATGCGATGGATGCGATCCACGCACTGGCTGATCTCTCCCGGCGTCCACGGCAGCTGGACGAACGCGACCGCCTTGGCAGCGGTTAGGGTTAGACCGAACCCGCCGGCGGTGATGCCAACGATGATCACCCGTACCTTGGGATCGTTCTGGAAGCTCAGCACGGCGTCGGCACGGGCCTCGTCGGTTACCCCGCCGTAGATCACGCCGACCGCGCCCCGGTAGTCATCGTCCTTCTCGAGCTCGTTCCTGATGTGCTCGATCACCTGCCGGTTGTGCGCGAACACGACCAGCTTCTCACCTTCCTCGGTGTAGTCCTTGATCCATTCGACCGTGGCAGCGAGCTTGGCATATCCGGCGATTTCTCGCAGCTTCTGGATGGCCACGATGGCGTCATCGCTCTTGGGGGCCTTGCCGCCCAAGCGGATGATGGCTTCCATGCCAGCACGCCAGTTGATGCCGTTGAACGCGGCCTCGACGCGGTCGTACTCGGTGCGATCAAACTCCAGCGGCAGGGTTCGATAGATCTTGGGCGGAAGCTCCTTGAGGACATCAGCCTTGAGCCGGCGGAGCATCATGTGCCTGTGCAGCAAGGCGTTGAGCTCTCCGGTGTTGCTCGCACCGTTGAAGTCCCAGCCGTGCGCATTGCGGGTGGCGTTGGTATAACGGAAGGCAAAGCGGGTGAATGTGCTGAACTCGGGCACCCAGGGTGCGACGGTGCTGACCGAGGTCCACAGCTCCTTGGGCCGATTCACCAGGGGAGTACCCGACATCAGGGTGACCCGACCGATGCCGGGGCCAAACGTCTTGCGCTCCCGATTGCCGCCCTTGAGCTTGGCATCGTATCCGCCCACCGCGAGGCGCTGCATGGCATGGGTACGCTTGGCATCCGGATTCTTGATCTTGTGGCTTTCATCCACGGCCATGAACCTGAGGCCCAGCTTTTCGAGCTCCTCGCAGTTGTTGGCCAGGATGTCATAGTTGATGATGTAGAGGTCGCAGCCCTCGGTGGGTGTCTTGCTGTAGACCACGTTCGGATGCTTGGCTTCTCGCTTCGCCGTTTGGCGCTTGCTGTAGGCCTTGCCCACGATGTTGATGCGATACCTCTGCCCGGTCATGGCGATGATCTCGTTTCGCCAGTTGAGCTTTAGCGTGTTGGGCACCACGATCAACGCAGGAACCATGCCGCACTTGTGGATGTAGGCCATGACCTGGACGGTCTTGCCGGTGCCTTGCTCGTCGGCAAGCAGCCCCCGTCCGTCCTGCTTCTCGAGCCACGCCACGCCCTCGGCTTGGAAGTCCTTGAGCTTGAAGGCAAATCCAGGGAGCACTTGCACCCGGGGAATGCCATCAAGGATCTCGTTCAGTTTTGGATCCACCTTGAGGCCGTGCTTGGTGCTGAGGCGCAGCACCTTTCTCGCGTTCTCAACGGTTGCAGCCACGGACAGCATGTGAGTTGCTCCTCGCTTGAAGCCTCATGATAGCACGTCTGCGGATATGGTCAACCGTTAGTTAACGACCATGTTCGGGAAATTATCCCCGAAGTCCTCGTCCGTTTGCATGCCATGGACGAATTCCATGGCATATTCGGGCCAGAGGCCGGAACATTCAGGACAGGCCTTTTCCGTCCAGGTGACGGCCTCGCCGGGCGTGCAGGAAAACCGTGGATGCTGGCATATGCCGCACCACCGACGCCCGTCGTCGAAACGGATGCCATGCGGCACGTCCATCTGGGAAAACAGCTCGATCAACTGATCCTTGAAATCGTCCACGTTTTATGCTCCGATCAACTCTCGTTCGAACTCTTCCAGGATGGAAGCGTCCGCTATGGAAATCATGATGCTATCCTCGGTGACGACGATGTTCCGTCCGTCATTGAGGGCCAGCATGGTGCGGCTTTCCGCGGTCTTTTCTCGGACCCGTTCCAGGTAGTCCGTGAACCGCTGCTCGACCTTGAACCGGAACCGCTCGGCGATGTCCATGATGGACCAGATGCTGGTCTCGTTGACCGGCACCGTCCAGCACTTGGCAGAGGGGTCCCAGACGGGCCAAAATTTCTGGCCACGATGCTCCCCCTTGAGATCGGTCTTGATGGCCTGGACGACGTCTGGATCGTAGCGGAAGCTGAAAACGGCGATCGAGTCTCGGCTGGTCAACGTGCGATCCGCGACCACGCTGGCTTGTTCAGACCTCTTGTCCTGGTCCCAGGGAAGCTGGCGGAACGTTGGCTTCTCAAGCCAACGATCCATGAAGTCCTTTCCGCCGAGCTGGCGCTGGTAGCGCCGCAGCATCTTGAGCGCCGCTGCGGCCTGCTTGGTGGACCAAGCCCGCCCCTGGGACGCCTGCTGGGCAAGGCTGTGTCCAAAGCTAGAATCCATCTTGCTGAATCCAGCACCGTCCCATGTGCTGGCGTGATTGCACATTCCTGCGAGGGTGCAGATCATGCCCTCGGCGGTGTTCGGCGAACCAGCGTCCACGATCCATGCGTTCATGCTAGGCTCCTGCTTGGTCATGCTCTCATGATAGCACACAACTAGATCAAGTCAACCGGTTTTCTAGAACAGCTCCTTGAACCACGGTTGCCCATCGTGTCCTCGTTCTCGCGCCCACATGTAAACGAGGCCCTTTTCCCGCCCATGGGCCTCTATTTCCCAGGGAAGATCCCAGTATTCGGTCGCATCCTCGCAGATCTTGGTTCCCTGCCACTTTGATTTACCGCTGCGCGAGCAATATCCAAGCTCTCCCCTAGCATACTGCTTGACATGGACCATTTCATGGGCGACGATCATCAAGGTCCGCAATATCTCGAAACGGCTGGTAATGATGATCTTGAAGCTCCGCGGCCTTGACCTCTCATCGTCCTCGTCCACCTCGGTCGTTCCATATAGCCTATCCCTGTTGTAGATGGTCGGCCCGACCGTATGGATGGATAGCTGGATGTTCTTGCTAAGCCTCGGGCCTAGCAATTTGATGGTACACCATTGGGCTAAATCGGCCACCAGGGCCCGCTTTTCAGCGGTTAGGTGCTTCCCCTTGATGGTAACGTTCATCCATGTTCCTTTTGCCCTATTTAAGGCTGGGCATCCTGGTCGTCCGTGGCATTGGCATACCTTGCCCGCATGGAGAATATCTGGCCAGATGGACCGGTCATCGGGCTCACTCCGATGATGGCATTCGCGATGATGCTTAGCATCACCTTCCTGATCAAAGGTATCAAGATGTTAGCGGGTAGGTCCTCGGTCCATCTCAGGAGATAGGCAACCTGATCTCCCTGATCGGAGAACCTTATCATCAACGACTGTCCTTGATGGAACTCCCAGGATCCAACGAAGCAGTTGCTCCATTCCAGGAACTCCTCGGTCCCCTCTTTCTTTAGGAAGTCATAGACTCCGTCCCTTATCGGGGACTCGTGCCATTTTTTGCTCATGGGATCGGTCCATGGGTGCGAAGCATTCCCAGGGATGCTAGGAAATCCAAAACAGCCCTTGCCTGCCCGCGGCAAAACTCCCGCTGCGTCTCGCTGGTACGCTTCCAATGCTCGGGAGAGCAGGTACCGTATTGGGTATAGCTATCGCAATAGATGGTCCTGGCGATCTCCTCGACCAACGATGTCCTATCCATCATTGTATCCCATACTTTTTCCGTATGAGCTTTGCCAGATCACCGATGGTATCGGCCTTCCTGATTTCGTCGGTATCCTCACCAACCGGTATGTCAAGGACCTCCTCGAGATATATGGTCATCTCGACGACATCTAGGCTGTCCAGATTTAGATCTTCGTACAACCGGAGATCGAGGTTCTGATCGATCTCCAGTGCTACCGACGTTCTTAGGTAGGTGAACAATGCTTCTTCTACGGTGGGCATTCTGTTTCTCCGATATTTGTTCTTTTTGCCCGTGCTGGCTGGTAACTGTCAATAAGCGAGAAAACCGGGTTTCTAACCTGGATAAATATCGTAGATATGGCAACACTGACAAGCAAGAACCTATTCGTTGGATATTCCACGGTCGGTGCTCCAAAGGGGCAGCAATTGGTGGACATAAAGCTGGTGGAACAGGATTTACTCAACCATTTCTATACCCGCAAGAACGAGCGATTGATGATGCCCGGCTGGGGATGCGGGATCTGGGAGTATCTGTTTGAACCGATAGATTACGTCAAGGAAAACATAATCTACGAGGCCCAGCAGGTCATAGCCGCGGATCCCAGGGTCCAGCTGAGATCAATTGAGGTTAAGGAAATGGATCAGGGGATAAGGATCGACATGACCCTATATTACGTGCCTCTCAATGCCATTGGTAATTTTGCCGTCGATTTCGACAGGCGCAGCAAGCTGATGGCTTAAGGAAACAGAACCATGGCAACTACCCAGCAAGTTAGGCAAAGCCAGCTTTTCGCGGCCGAGGATTGGAGGGTCATATACACGGCCTTCACGCAGGTGAACTTCAACGCCTATGATTTCAACACCATTCGATCATCGATGATCGATTACGTTCGCATCAACTATCCAGAGGATTTCAACGATTGGATCGAAAGCAGCGAGTTCGTTGCCCTGATCGACCTGCTGGCATATCTTGGACAAAGCCTTGCCTTCCGCATGGATCTCAACACCCGCGAGAACTTCCTGGACACGGCACAGCGGCGCGAGAGCATCTTTCGATTGGCACGGATGCTCAGCTACCAGCCCCAACGGTCGATACCGGCAAGCGGCCTTCTGAAGATCACCGCTGCTATCACCAATCAGCCGGTCTATGATTCCTACGGGAACAATCTCCAGAACGTCCAGATCATTTGGAATGATCAAAATAATCCTGATTGGCTCGAGCAGTTCATCCTGGTCATCAATGCCACCCTGAACAGCACCAACACTTTCGGTGATCCTGCCAAGACCGGCACGGTGAACGGCATCGAGACCCAGCTATACGAGATGAACACCACCACCATACCGACCAGCGTGATACCGTTCACGGCGACCGTTGCCGGCAACACGGTTGGCATGGAACTGGCGAATGCCAGCTTCAACGAGGGAAGCCAGATCAATCTCGCGAATTCTGGTAATTTTTACGAGGTAGATCCTGACCCAATCAATTCCTGGAACATCATATATCGAACGGACGGCAACGGGTATTCCAGCGCAAATACGGGGTTCTTCCTCTATTTCAAGCAGGGGTCAATGCAGTTCAAGGATTACCAATGCTCCCTGCCGGTTCCAAACCGTGTGATTGACGTAAATGCTGACGGGGTGAACCAAACAGACGTCTGGGTGCAAAACATTGATACCAGCGGGCGCGTCAACAAGAAATGGACCAAGGTACCAAGCGTCAACGGATTCAACGTGATCTACAACAGCTTGGAAAAGGACGTCCGAGACATCTACAGCGTTATCAGCAGGGACAACAACGGCAACGATCAGATCAGCATAAGGTTTGCCGATGGAAACTTTGGCAACGTGCCGATCGGCATCATCAGGGTATGGTACAGGATCAGCAACAACCTGACATATCAGATCCGTCCAAGCGATATAACCAACCAGACGTTTGCCTTTGGTTACTCAGATAACCTGAACAACTTCTGGAACGTGGCCTTTACCACGAACCTGCAATACACGGTCAACAACGCGCAGGGTACCGAAAGCAACGCCAGGATCGCGCAAAACGCTCCCCAGATTTATTATACCCAGGATCGAATGGTCAACGGAGAGGACTACAACCTATTTCCGTTGCAGGATGGCCGGATACTCAAGAACAAGGCCGTGAATCGCACCTACAGCGGGCAAAGCCGCTATCTCGACATGGCGGATCCAACCGGAAGCTACAGCGATCTCAACGTGTTTGGCACCGACGGCATCCTCTACAGCGAGAATGATCTAAACATGCGGGACGTGGTGAATTCTCCTGGCACCAACCCGATGGTGGTGGTCAACACCCAGATACAACCGTTGCTGAACGGTAGCCTCGGTAGCCAGCAGCAGGCGCTCGAGCTGAAGAATTTCTTCTACTACAATTATCCAAGGGTCCCCATACCAACCGGATACACCTGGAAGACCATCACCAGTCTCACCAAGAGCTGCACCGGTGCGTTCTTTAGCGGTAGCAAGGCCGTCCAGGTTGGGTCATCCGTACCGGCATCAAACCCGATGAGATACGTCACCCAGGGATCCTTGGTGGCCTTTTCGAACGGCAAGGAAGCATCCATGGTCGGCGTCGTCGGTGACGGCGCCGGGGTCAATCTCACCGGAATGCTCAGCAACGGGCAGGGTGCCATAACGGCCGGCACCCTGCTGTCGACCGGTGACGTTCCGGTAAGCGTGATATCGGCATTCAGGACCACCCTGACCTCTACCGATCCGAACAACGAGACCGCCGCGACATCGGCTGCCCTGGCATCACACAAACCGTTTGGCATGCGGTATGACGCGGTCGACTGCCTGTGGAAGATCATCACCGCCGACAACCTAAGCAGCAGCAACGATTTCAGCCTGGAGTTTGCCGGCAATACCAGCAGTACCAACAAGGATGCCAGCTGGTTGGTAAAGGTCATATGGACGGGTACCGGGTGGAGGATCTACAGCAGGTCCCTGCGTTACATCTTCGAGAGCGTGAGACAAACCAGGTTCTATTTTGAAAACACCAAGAAGATATACGATCCGATCACCGGATCGGCACAGCTCGATCACATCAACGTGCTGGCGATCAATGCCGATCCCAGGTCCGGCACCCTCGACGTGATCGCTCCGGTCATTTACGCAAACTCCTACAGCATAGGGGTCAACAGCACCGCCGGAATCACCAAGGGCCAGCGCATAGTTGGTCCTGGCATACCATCGGACACGACGGTCGTCGACATCGGCACCGGCACGATAACCATCAGCAAGCAGACCACGTCTGGTAGCGTTGATTCAATCCTGATCCTGTATCCCCCGTCGTCCCTGGGCAGGGATTACCTATGGGAGATTACCGGGCAGCAAATATATCCGGATGGATATGCCGAACCAAGGAGCGTTCGGTTGACCATGTGGGAGGGGGATAACTACGGCATCCCCGATGATCCAAACGAGTACAACGAGATCGTCGATCCGTCTGATGACCCGAGCAAGATGCTGTTTTGGAGCAGGATGACCTCCAGCGATGGTTATCAATATTGGCAGCCGATCGAAATACCGCAATCAAGGATATACTCGACCCCATCGATGGTGCCGTCTCCGACCTCCTCTGATTGGAAGGAAGGGGAACTCGCATACGTGGTCAGCACTGGCGTGTTCTATCAATACGTTTCCGGGAATCTCCTAGATGTCACGTCCGATCACAAGATGAGAATTGGTCGAAAGGACATATCCTACCTGTGGAAGCACTATGCCCCTACTGACCAGAGAGTCAACCCGGCGGTAATGAACATCATCGACATGTATGTCCTAACATCGGCATATGATACCGATGTTAGGAACTGGATAGCCACCAACGGTGCCACGGATGCCATGCCCATACCTCCGACCAGCGCCGAGCTGAAGTCGGATTTTTCCAATCTGGAAGCATACAAGCAGATGACGGATCAGATAGTCTGGCATCCGGTCAGCTACAAGGTGCTCTTTGGTAGCCAGGCGGCACAGGAATACCAGGCCAAGTTCAAGGTGGTTAAGACTCCCGGCACGACGGTTACCGATAACGAGGTCAAGAGCCTGGTGATACAGGCCGTGAACCAGTATTTCAGCCTGAGCAACTGGGATTTTGGCCAAAGCTTCTTTTTCACCGAGCTGGCAGCATACATACACCAGCAATTGGCTACCATCGTTGGATCGGTGGTCATAACCCCGCTCAATGCCCAGGCAAAATTCGGGGACTTGTTTGAAATCACCTGCGAATCGGATCAAATATTCATCAGCGGCGCAAGGGTTACCGATGTGCAAATAGTGCCCGCCCTGACTGAAACCACTCTGGGGATAACCAATGGTTGATAAGCGTCGAACTATAGAACTACTTCCAGGGCATCTAAGGACGGAAACCCTCACCAAGGTTTTCGAGGCCACCGTCGATCACATGTTCCAGCCGGAAAGCGTGGAGTTCCTCACCGGATATGCTGGTGAGAAGCCAGCATGGTACAATCCTTCCAAGGATTTTTATCTGCCAGAGCCGACCAAGGCCCGTGTTGATTATCAGCTATCTCCAACGATGGTGAGCAAGGATTACCAATCTGGTCGCATTACCAATGCCCTGTTCTATGAGGATCTGATCGGCCAGCTGAGATTCCAAGGAGCCCTGGTTGACGATCATACCAGGTTGTTTGACCAGGAATATTATTCTTGGTGCCCTCCGATTGACGTTGACAAGTTCGTAAACTTTTCCAACTATTATTGGTTGCCGGCCGGCCCGGATGCGATCGAGCTGCTGAACACCACCGATCTGGAAAACGATGCCGTCGGCCATCCAACATATGGATACACTGGTAGCATACGCTATTCGGACAGCGGCATCGTGGAAGATGTCTCGGATTTCAAGATGTCCAGCGGCATGAAGATCGTCCCGAGGGCCGACAGGACCCTAGGCCTAAACGACAAGGCTCTTCTGATAGAAGGGGTTGGCAGATCTATCCGCATAGTTGACATTGGTCTTTCCATCAATCCCGGATGGGATACCATCGCATGGGATGCCGTGAGTTGGGATGGTGATACCAATCTGGAGGATCGCCAGTACGTGACCATTTCCAGGTATAGCAACGACGGTAACCAATGGAGCACGTCAAACCGATGGTTCCACATCTCGGTGATCGAAGCATCCAGGACGAACGTTAGTGATCCATACGTGCAGCAGGCGCGCCGACCGATCATCGAATTTGACGGAGACATCCGCCTTTATGATTACGGCTGGAAGGACCGAGGAACAGTTGATCTGGTTGATACGACCAGCATTGATTTCGTTGGATCGATAGTTGGTAAGACCAGCGCGATCGTTGATGGAATAACCCTGCGGGACGGGATGCGTATCCTGACCACAGCTGATCAGGATTCTGACATCAACGGAAGGATATACCTGGTTTCCGGACCATCCGTCGCAACAACCTCCATCTCCTATGTTACCGCCGATGCGATCACGACCACGTTTAGCACGGCACCATATACAGATTCTGACAGCAGGATCTCCGTCTATGTGAACGGGGAATTCCGTGATCCCCTGACGTATTCATGGACCGGCACCGTCGTTGTGCTTGATTCGCCACCTCCGGCAGCCGCGCAGGTCAGCATCATCGTTCTGACCGCCGTGCCGATAAATCTCATCCTTGACACCAGCGGAACGGTTGGATCAACAGGCGTTCCGGTCATGGGCGACAGGGTGAGCGTTAGGTTTGGTGAGAACCAGGACAAGAATTTTTGGTATGATGGATCGGTATGGAAATCTTCCGGACAACAGAAATTTGGCTCAACCGAACCCCTCTTCGTCCTATACGACATCGACGGGAACGCAATGGACGATCCCAGCATCTATCCCGGCAGCAGCTTCTCCGGGAGCAAGGTGTTCAGCTACAGCATAGATACCAACCAGTCGATCGATGCCGAACTGGGAATATCAGCCAAGCTTGACCAGTTTGGCGATTACGTCTTTACCAACGATCTCTCAACCGATGTCGTCAGCTATACCAGCGACGGCAAGTCGGTCAATTACACCGGATATCTGTATGCGAAGGTCGGTGATCAGTATTTCAATTCTTGGTTCAAGGCACCGTCGGTAAGCCGCCAATATGTGGTGAACGAGTTCGTTGCTACCGGGGTGGATGACGTCTTTGTGATAGACCAGGTACCAGCGGCGCAGATAGCAAACGAGCTACCGACGATAATGGTTTCCACCATCAATCCGAGCGGAACGCAATCCGACCTAAAGAACGGAACCGATTACACGGTTTCCGGCAAAGTGGTCACGATCCTAACCCCCCAGATTGTCGGTACCAGGATCCTGATAAAAAGCTGGAATCCGATGCCTCCGGCATCGATGTCGGGGTTCTACGAGATCCCGAAGAATCTCAGCGCCAATCCAAACAATCAGGAGATAACAACCCTCAGCAGGAGCCAATTCCTGCCGCAGTTCACCCAGATCATCGGCAACCAAACGGGCATCGAGGGAAATTCCATAGGAGTCAACACCTATCTTGATAGCGCACAGGTCCGCGGGCTCGGTCTTAGCATCTTGCAGCATCGGGCGCCGCTCCTGAAGCTCGGTTTGATGAACACGGTCGGCATCTCTGATCTGACCTCCGTGACCAGCCCGACCGATCCGATGATGGCCATGCAGTTCGCCCAGAGATCCTACCAGCGATTTTACAATCGATTCCTGCAGACCCTGTTCAACCTAGCGAGGAAGCAGGGCTACGCGGCCGGATCGAGCGTGACCGCATGCGATCCATACATGATCAAGCAATGGGTCTCGGCGGCCCTGAAACAGATAAACATCGGTAAGACCTCCGCGAGCCCGTGGGCAAACAGCGGACCATCGGGCCTACCGGGTGCGTATTGCTCGGTGCAAAGCACCGATCCGACCTACGTTCCGGCAACACCGACCCGCCTTGGTATCACTCCTGCATACCATCCGATGGTCTACATGGATACCTCCTACACGGTACCGCAGATGGTGATACAAACGCATGACGGATCGCGCATCGTCATGGTCAACGATCAGGGAGAGCAGCTAGGTTCTTTCGTGCATGGCGAGACATCGACGACGAATCCGGAAGAGCTGACCGATCCGGTCGCCGCGGCATGGTTGCAGTTTGAGCTTGATCTCTACGGCAACCTTCCTGGTCCATATCGGGATCCCCAAGCATCCCTGGCCTTTGACATACGGGAGGTGTCTCCTGGAAAGTGGAGGAACAGCGACTATACCAGGGATGAGTTCCTGCGTCTGCAAAGGGGATCATTTGATAAGTGGGCGGTTGCCACCCAGGTCGATTATCGCGCCAACACAGGATATGATACGACCAATCAGTTCTCATACAACTACCGCAGCATGTTCGACAAGCAGGGGCAGCCGATACCCGGCCACTGGCAGGGAATCTACAGGTGGTTCTATGACACCGATCGTCCCCACACGCACCCGTGGGAAATGCTTGGATTTACCCAGATGCCGCCATGGTGGGAGGCGGAATACGGATCCGCTCCATACACCCGTGGTAACACGGCTCTTTGGAATGATCTGAAATCCGGTACGATCCGCCAGGGTCCTCGCCAGGGGACCAATGTGGCATGGGCCCGCTCCGGGTTATTGGATTGCATACCGGTCGACGATCAGGGAAATCTGCTACCTCCATACGAAGCCGGATGCGTTTCATCCCTCCCCGACGTGTATTCGTCGGCCTCGGAATGGATCTTCGGGGATGGTGCTCCAGTTGAAACGGCATGGATTCAATCGCAGGAGTATGCGTTCGTCCTGTCCCAGACTGGATACCTCATGAAGCCGGCCAGGTTCATCGAATACAACTGGGATGGGTTGAGGACCAAGGAAACCTATTCGGATACCACCAATCCGCAGTGGATCTACATTGACACCAACTCTCGCCGGGGTAGCAACCAGTTTTACGTCCACAGGGAAGCACCAAACACCCTGAGCATCGGAACGACGATACCAAATGAAAGCGACCTAAGCTATTTCGGTAGCTGCGGGTTCCAGCATTGGATCTCGGAATATCTAATAAGCCAGGGGCTGGGTGTTACCAACTACTTTGGAAACATCATCAGGGGCGGTAACAGCCAGCTCGCCCACAGGTTGGCCGGTTACATCAACAGCGATAGCCTCCGATCCATGGTCGATAGCTTTGGCGAGCTTGGATACAACAGCCAGATAATACCGGCCGAAAACGTCAACACCTACCTTTATCGCAGCACCAGCATCGGAGAGAGCGTCTATACCGGCGTGGTGGTCGAGCAAATCAAGGGAGGATGGAGGATCTATGGCTATGATGCCGTTTCCCAGACCTTCAACGTCATACCAGGAGACCCGACCGGTTCCAAGACAAACGTGGTCATAGGCAATCAAAAGGTCGTCGAATACACCAGCGGTCTAAAGACAGTCCAGACCGTGATGTATGGAACGGTCATGTCGACGAGGCAAGCGGTCTATGATTTCCTCATTGGATATGGTAGATGGTTGTCCTCGCAGGGATGGGTCTTTGACCAATACAGCGACGACGCCAATGCCGTTCTTGATTGGAGCCAAAGCGCCAAGGAATTCCTGTTTTGGAGCCAAGGATCCTGGGAAAAC